ATTTTACAGGCTTTCCAATGTTATGGTATTCTTCTAAATCTTTTTCACTCATCATTTATTTTATTTATAACATAATACGCAATTATGGCACCAATTAGTACACATCCCGTGCCATAAAAAAACATACCTATTCCAAAAATAGTTGTCATTTATCCTTTGTTATTATCCATCTAGCTGTCGAGGTTAACGGATCAAAGCCATCAAACTCTATCTTAGAACAATTAGTCAAGATCAACAAGACTACTAATATTATAATTTTTTTCATTTATCTTTCTTTTTATTTTATAGTTAGCAATATCAATTACTTTGGCTTTTAATTTATCGTTAGGTATATGAGAATAATGTTTAATAATTTTGTTTATAGGTTCTATTTTTACATGAGCATAAGGCTGTATCAATAAACAAACATAATATGCATCCCTAGATTGACATCGCCAACGCCATTGTTTTTTCCATCCAACGGTATATGGAGTTTTGTATCTTTTCTCGTTAACCGTTCCACATCCTAATAAACTATGCAACCATAACAAAACAGATCTATCTGTCATAGATATTTCCATTCTAATTGACCAAGTAGGATAAGGTTTTTTATTATTTTTTCTTTGTCTGTAATACTGTTTATATTGAATACTGCCTTCACCATCAAATAAACCTGCAATGTATGCAGCATCTGTTTCACTAATCATAACTTAAATACCTGTAATGCTTTTTGTTTTTCTTCTGCATCAACTATCTTTTGCAACAACTTATCTATCTCTTCAATATGTTGTGGATGCTCGCCAATACCTACAGAGTTATCTAGATAAATATTAATTGTTGCATCAGCAGCTGAAATTTCTGCAGTGTACTTATCATCTAAAGCATTAATCAAAGCTAATCTTTTGCTCATTTTACCTCCGTGTAATCTTCTGCTCTTCCGTAATTTTCAGCATCTCTTAATCTATCGAGCACATCCTCTCTAGTAAGAGCTGCTATTTTTTCTAACTTTTCAATTGTATCTTTTAATTCTTTTATTTCAGCACCTGCTTTTCTACATACAGATTGTAAAAATTCTTTTTGTTTAGTTAGGTCCTCGATCCTTTGCTTTGTATTTTTTTGTTCTAGATTGTGCAGACCTTTTGGATTAGTTAAGTTTTCCATCTTCATTTTTTCCTCCATTTAAAACATCATCATAGAAGTCATCAAAAGGACTTTCAAGTTCAACTATTTCGTCCTCTACTTCTACCTCACCTTGGTTCTTGCAAAAAGAACAATCAGCCCATTGTTCTTCTCTAGCTTGTTCGTAAGGCACTCTAACAAAACCATTACCTTTACATACCTCACATATTTTTTTAGTCATGTTCTTTCTCCTCTTGTTTCTTTATAGCTTTCTTCATTTTATATTGTATGTATCCAGGATCATAACCTGCGTAATGACATACAGTTATAAAATTAGATGTTGGATGTAAAAACCAAGACCTCGCCTGATCAACCGCATTTCTCCCTTCTTGAAATTTGTATCTATTTTTAACTGCATCATCCGCAGCTAGCCCTAACACAGCTCTCCAAAGTTTAAGTTCTGGATCTGATTTACGGTAATCATCACTTGTTCTTAGTTTTTGATAATTTGCCATTAAGCCTTTGAACCTTTTCATTAACCAAGATATTAACAGTTTGAGCACGAGATATTATAGTATTGGGCACTATGACTCTTCTCAAACTATCTAATTTGGTGTATGTATCCTTAGATAAGGAAACATTTTTATATTTGCTAAAGTCTGTCATTTATAACCTTTCTTTTGTATATATAATGTAGGATATCCTATTAAAATTTAAAGGGCTTGTCAATGAATTATTTATTATCAATGTTAATGTGTAGTACCGTAGCAAATACGTGCCTACCTCCCCATTCTTTTGAAGATCTTTATGACTCAAGTTATACATGTCTTATAGATGGTTATCAAAAATCAATTGATAAATTAGAAGAAATAGGACAATCAGAGGTTGATGAGCACGGCATATACATTAAGTTTGAATGCACACAGATTATTATTCCTAAAAAGAAACCAATCGGTTATCCAATTTAACGACCTTGTCCACGATACTTTTTCTTTGAAAATTTTTTGTTTGGTTTTTTGGCATGTCGCCCAGGTCTTTTTCTTTTTGTTGAACCTTTGTATGTATTTACTCCGAAGAGTGGTTTCTTTTTAGCCATTGTTTATCTTCCTCGCTTAATTGCATATATCTAATTCTTCCATTTATATGTTGTCTAGTGTCACTACCACAATTTGTGCATCTATAATAATCTGTAACCACAGCCACCAATACAGTGTCCTCTTCACAATTCTCACAAACACCAACAACTGTATCAATAGATCCTAAACTTAAATGAATTTTTTTCATACGATATCCCTTGCTGAACCAAGTATAGGTTTGTATTTTGTTTTACCCTCTGATTTAAATGCGTGTAAGAAAGATGCTCGTCTGCCTTCAGGTATCCAGCTACAGTGAATCCATCCTGAGTTAGGTTCACCAGGAGTATAGAACTCGAGGATCATTTGATCTGGTTCAAGATTATTTTTTATCCAATCAAAAAGTTCAGCGTTGTCTACGCCAACACATTCGAAGTCTGCGGCCTCAGCCTTGGCGTGCTGTGAATTTGCAGAACTATTTATGGCTAGGCACAACTCTACGCTACGAAAACCGCTGGTGATTTTAACCCTGCCAAAATGGTCACGCACTGGTTGCAAAATATTTTCACACAATGCTTTTAATTTTTCTATTTGCTCGGCACTAGGATTATTATTGATGCCCATACGTATAGCAGTGTCTGATTTAGTTAACTCTGAAAGAGTAAAATTACGTGTAAGATTCATTTTATTTTAAATGTAGTTTTTTAATAGATTTTTCACCCATATAAATTTCTGTCTCTGCCTCGCTACGTATACACTTGTAAGATATATTTGGGTTAAACTCCCTTTCCGCTATACGACGTGCACGTAAACATTCTGCCATTGATTCTTGTATTCTGTGTTCCTTAATCTCTCCATCCCAAAACATCAGCAAAGCGAACACAGTCTCAATCATACTATCTTACCTTTGTTCTCACCTTCTTTAATTACATATTTCTGTGTACCATTCTTGCCATGTTCTACAGATTTTTTTAATTCTTTTACATAATTCATTTGCTTAGCCTCTTTGTTTATGTGTGCTATGTA